TACGGCTTCGACGTGCTGCTCTCCAACGCCGGCAGCGCCGCCAGCAATGCCAGCGCCGCCTACATGGGCGGTTGGATGAACGCGCCGATACCCTTAGCCGTTGACAGTCGGAAAGACGACAACACAATATGGCTACACAATTTTTTTCTCAAACGTTTGAGAGCAAGTAACAAACTTCTTTCTCTCTATCAATGGCACATCAAACTTCCTCTTTGACCACGAGCCTGACTCGTCCTGGTCAATCTAATGGTGCGGGTGATGCCCGTGCTCTGTATCTCACCCTCTTTTCTGGTGAGATGTTCAAAGGTTTCCAGTACGAGTCGATTGCTCGTGATCTGGTTATGAAGCGTACCCTGAAGAACGGCAAGTCTCTGCAGTTCATCTACACGGGTCGCACCACTGCCGAGTTCCATACTCCTGGCAACGCTATCCTGGGTAACAGCGATGCTGCACCTCCGGTGGCTGAGAAGACCATCACCTGTGATGACCTTCTGATTTCTTCGGCTTTTGTGTATGAGCTTGACGAAGTACTGGCTCACTACGATCTGCGTTCGGAGATCTCTCGCAAGATCGGTTATGCTCTTGCTGAGAAGTATGACCGCTACATCTTCCGTGCTATCGCTCGCGGTGCACGTAAGGCTAGCCCCATCACCAAAGCCAGCTTCGTTGAGCCTGGTGGTACCCAAATCCGCGTTGGTTCTTCTGCCAACGATTCGGATGCTTTTGATTCCACTGCTCTGGTTAATGCGTTCTATGACGCTGCAGCCGCTATGGATGAGAAAGGTGTCAGCAGCGACGGTCGTGTGGGTGTTCTGAACCCCCGCCAGTACTACGCTCTGATCCAAGCCATCGGTTCTAACGGTCTCGTGAACCGCGATGTTCAAGGTGATTCCCTGCAAAAGGGTAACGGCATCATTGAGATTGCCGGTATCAAGATCTACAAGTCCATGAACATCCCCTTCCTGGGCAACTATGGTACCAAGTACGGCGGTACTACCGGTGAGACTTCTCCTGGTAACGTTGGTAGCTTCGTGGGTCCTGCCCTGGAGAACGCTGACGGTGCTGTGACCGGTATCAAGAACGACTACGGTACCGCTGCTGAAGTTGGTACCAAGTCCTGTGGTCTGATCTTCCAGAAGGAAGCTGCTGGTGTGGTTGAGGCAATTGGTCCTCAAGTGCAAGTGACCAGCGGTGACGTGTCGGTGATCTACCAGGGTGACGTTATCCTTGGCCGTCTGGCTATGGGTGCTGATTACCTGAACCCTGCTGCAGCTGTTGAGCTGTATGTGGGCGCTACTGCACCTTCTGAGTTCTGATTCTTTTCGTACTCAACATTGGGGATCCTTCGGGGTCCCCTTTTTTTTAATTTCTGATAGGTACTATGCCCTTTCCTACTTATGCTGTGTCCACCGAACTGGATGCTGTTAATCAAATACTAAGCTCTGTGGGACAGGCTCCTGTCACCACGCTGGATCTACAGAACCCCGAAGTATCCATTGTTCTGAATACTCTTAGAGAAATCAATCGTCAAGTTCAATCTGAAGGTTGGATCTTTAACACAGAACGGGACTACGAGATGGTTCCAGATTCAATCACTAATCAAATTTTATATCCGTACAATGTCCTTCAAATGGATGCTAATGTCGAACATCATAAAAATGAGTTTGATTTAGTACGCCGTGATGGAAAGTTGTATGACCGTCTTCATCATACATTTACTTTTACTGAACCTGTTCACGTTGATCTGACCTGGTACTTTGATTTCACTGATGTACCCCCTGCTATTCAAACGTACATCACTGCTCGTGCTGCTCGTATGTGTGCCACCAAGTTAATTGGTGATCAAGAGATCAACAAACTCCTTGCTGAACAAGAAGTCTATACCCGTGCTGCAGCCATTGAATATGAATGCAACCAAGGGGATTACTCGATGTTTGGTTTTAAGGATGGTCAGAATTACTACACAAGTTATCAACCTTATCAAGCTTTGATGCGATGAGTACCATTTCCCAGAGAATCCCAAACCTTTTTCTTGGTATCTCTCAACAACCTGATAGCAGGAAGTTTCCTGGACAAGTCAGAGATGCAGTGAATACCTTGCCTGACTTTGCGTTGGGTATGTTGAAGCGTCCTGGTGGTGAATACATTGAGTCGTTGACAAACGCTGCCACTACTGGTCGTTGGTTTTCGATTCTTAGGGATCAGGATGAGAAATACGTTGCTCAATATGCAAACAATGTATTTCGTATTTGGAGCCTATCAGATGGTTCCCCCCGTGCTGTTAACATGGGTAGTAATACAGGTGTTCCTGGTACGTGTGTTATTGCAGATGTAAAAACTACACTTGCTAATTACAATGCAGCAGTAAACGTCAGGAAAACTAGGCTTACAGAACTTCATACCGCTCAATCTAATTACGCTGAAGCTCTTGCCGGACAGAATGCCACTACAGAAGAATTGTTTGATGTAAAGTACAATTACATTCCTTCTGCTACACCAAACACTTTTTACGAAGTTTACCTGTATTCAGGTATCACAAAAAATGCTGATGGGGTTTATGTAGTTAAGAACGCTGACACAGTGGTGTCTACAAGCGTCTCCTTGCCCGCTGGATATACTCTTGGTACCGAACGTACCGATGAGCATCCAAAGCTTGCTGCAGAGGGTTACAGAGTCTTTACAGCGATTCATACGGTAGCAGCTACACACACTGCTGGTCAACTGGCTACTGCCTTGGCTGCAATGAATAATGCTCAGACCAACTACAGTAACGCTGTAGCTGATGAAGCAACCAAGCTTGGTCTTTACAACACTGAAGTTAATGACTGTGCTATCACTACTGTTCCTGCTAATGCTTATCTCAAAGATGCTGACCCTGAGGACATTGAAGTTCTAACGCTTAATGATTACACATTTGTATTAAACAAAGCTAAAACAGTCCAAATGGATGCAGCAACTACCACTGCTGCTCTTCCTCATCAAGCTTTTGTTGTTCTTAGTATTGTTGGCACTGGTCACTATCAAATTAAGCTTGATGGCACTCTTCGTGGTTCTTATAATGCTGGTTCAGGTGGTGATGTAGATCAGATTCTTAGTGACCTTGTTGGTGATATTAATGGTCAAACTTTTGGTGGTAAAACTTACACTGCTGTAAGAGTTGGTGCTGGTATTTACATTAGTTGTACTGCTGCCTTTACCATTGAAGTTGTAGGCGGTCCATCACAAGATGCAATGTATGCTTTCCAAGAAACTGTTGCAACGGTTTCCGCTTTGCCTAGCCAAGCTAAAGATGGTTATGTAGTCAAAGTTGTCAACTCTGGTGATGTGGAAGTTGATGATATGTGGCTTAAATTTAACTCTTCTTCCGGTGCTACTTATGGTGTAGGTACATGGGAAGAAACGGTTGGACCTGGAATTACATATAGGTTTGATCCCCTCACCATGCCTCACCAATTGGTCCGGCAAACTGATGGCTCCTTTACTTATGGACCAGTAACTTGGGATGAAAGATTGATTGGTGATCTTACTACTAATCCCAATCCTAGTTTTGTCGGTACAACTATTCGTCACATGTTCTTGTATAGGAACCGCCTTGGGTTCTTGTCCAATGAAACCGTGACAATGAGTAGAGCAGGTGACCTGTTCAACTTCTTTAACACTACCGCTCTTACTGCTACAGATGATGACCCGATTGATATTTCGGCATCAACCGCTAAGCCAGTTACTTTGAATTATGTCCGACCTACTGCTGTTGGTCTGATTCTATTTGGTAACACTGAACAATTCTTGCTAAGCACTGACTCTGACATTTTGAGTCCTAAGACGGCAAAGATTAACACTATGTCGTCGTATGAGTGTGAGGCTGATATTGAAGCTGTATCAACCGGTATCTCTACTAACTTTATTGCTAAAACACCTCTTTATACTAAACTCTTTAACCTTGTAGATATTAGGAACGATAGTCCTCCTCTTGCTGAGGAACTAACCTATAACATCCCTGAACTTATTCCAAGCACAATTGACAGCCTTATCTCGTCTGCAGCTGCATCCATTATTTCTCTTGGAACTATTGGGAACAGCACTATTTATCAATACCGTTTTTTACAGCTTAGTGAAAAGCGTGTTCAGTCTTGGTATAAGTGGACTTTAACTGGTACGTTACTTGATCAATTCTTTGACCAAAGTACTTACTATGCAATTGTTGCTAATGGAACTGAAGTTGAAGTTCAAGCATTTAATCTTCGTCAATCTAGTGATGAAGGGTTTTTGACTCTTCCTACTGGTGAGAAAACTGATGTGTTTTTGGATTACTGGTCCATTAACCCTTATCGTACCTATGACTCCAACGCTGATACTACTCGCATTTTTCTTCCGTATGAAACTGCAAGCGGTAAAACTTTTGTAGTTGTAGCTCTTGGTGGGTACATCGGTGGTAGCAACGCTACTTCAAGTCAATCCGTTGGTGCTGTATTAGAACCAACTGTAGCAGGTACAGCAGGTGCTTACTATGCAGACATTGCTGGAGACTATCGTGGACGTGATCTGATTATTGGATACCAGTATGAAATGTCTCTGGAACTCCCTAAATTTTACATCACTAAAAGTGAAGGAAGTTATGTAAGCAGTGATCAAACTGCTGATCTTATTCTTCATCGAATCAACGTTGCTACAGGTCTTAGCGGTCCTGTAACTTATGAAATTGATTTGACTGGTATTCCAACGTGGGAGAATGTAGTGTCTACTACTTTACCTAATACCTACGTTTTAAACAACGTTAATCTTTCTGCTGATTCTGTACACGTTGTCCCTATTTATCAACGTAACAAAAACACTGCTATCCGAATTATTGGAGATACTCCATTTCCTGTGAGTCTTTTAGACATGACGTGGGAAGGTAAGTATAGCAATCGTTTCTACCGAGGATCTTAATTTATGAGCAATTCCACCTCAGGCTTTAAAGTAAGACCTGCTGCTTTAGAAGATGTACCTGTGATAGCTAAAGACTTATTGGAAGAAGGTGTAGCTGATTTCTTTAGAGCTGGTATCAATCCAGTTCTTTGTATGTCGTATGATGTACTCGAAAGTAAAACCTTCTTTCTAATTAGTCCTGACGACAAACCTGCTGCGTTGTTTGGTGTAACTGCTGAAGGGTGTGTATGGATGAACATGACACATGAAGTCCGTAAGCACCCCAAAGCTTTTATCAAATGGGCAAGAGAGTTTGTAAAGACCTTGGGACCAGTTCTTTGGAACCGAGTAGATATTCAGAACAATAATCTAAGAAAGTTCTTGAAGCTCATTGGTTTCAAGGTTATCAACGTCGTGCTATGCGACACACGAAACATCTATTATGTGGAATTTGCAAAGGTAAATTATGGTAGCATTTGAACCAGTAAGCGCCAGTATTATGGGCGCACTGTCTATTGGACAGTCATTGTTTGGAGCTAGCCAAGAAAGCCGCCAACGGCAACAACAGTATCAACAAGAAAAGGATAGAGTTCTACGTGAGAACCAATTAAATGCCAAGTTGATTGCTGCTTCTAACAAGCGCACTGCTGACATTTATGGTTATCAAACTGGACGCTTTGCTCAAAACCTTGGATTCATTCAAGAAGACTTTGCTCGTGCTGGTGAAGATCTGCAACGTGAATTAGGTCAAGCGTTTGCTCAATCTGCTTATTCTCGTCAAGGTCAATTAGCAGCATTGTCACAAGCTGTTGGATTTAACCGTGCAGCTTTTGAAGGTAGTAGCCGTTCACGCCAACGTGCTGATGTTCTTGGAACACTTGGTACGTTTGGTCGCAATGCTGCCATGGAAGCTGAAAGGCTTGCAGGTGTTGTTGGTCAAACAGGTAGAAGCCGTCAAGCACTTGGTCGGCAAGCTACTCAATCCGTTTTCAATGCTTATGGAGATCTTGGTATTCTTCCTGAGCTTCAACAGTTTACTGCAGCAGCTATGCCCAGTCAACCATTCAGTCCTAATGCAGGATTGACAATTATGAATGCATTGGTTGGCGGTGCTTCTACTGCTATGTCTGTTGGTCGAACAATGGCAAAAGGTTAAACTATGGCACTATCTAAAGAACTACAACTACAACAAGGCTATCAAAGCCCGATAGAACGCCAAGGGTTCAATCCTCTTCAATTAACCGATCAGACTGACCAACTTGAGCGTAACAAACAAGTTGAGCTTTCTAACATCAAAGCTGAGGGTGATGCACTTAACGAAACAGCTAAACTTCAAGATCTTGCTAACCGTTTAAACCTTGAAGAAGGTTCTCGGATGGTTCAGTTCTCTGAGACCCTGGGTAAAGTCGTTCAAGCTGGTGTAGAGATGTACGCCGAAGCTGGCATGGAACGAGGCATGAATAAAGCCTTGGAAGCCGGTGCTACATTTGAAGAGTGGCAAGAGTACACTGAAACCCTTAACCGTGCTAAGCTTGGTGATGCAGCAATGCAAATCACAGCTAACGATGCACTTGCTAAAGGCGAACCATTTGAAGTTGCTAACCTGTACAAAAAACTCGGTCATTATGAAAAGATCGGGTTCACCCGTGCAATGGCTAAGCAAGCTGGTGATGCTTACAAACCTTGGCTTGAAGATCAACTTCAAAACAACAACACTCTTCAAATTCGTTTGAAGGATGGTACTGTTTTCACTCCATCTGAAGCTAAAGGTGATCCAGTCAGAACCGCCCAAGCTGTTCGTGCACTCAACTCTGAGTTCTACAAACAATATGGTCTTGTAGGTGTTAACACCACTCTTCTTAATGAACATGCTTTCCCGTCTATGCGGAAAGCAAGGACTGATGTTATTGGTGAAGCTCGTTTTGAGTTTGCTCAGAATGAATCGTTTAAGACCCGTGAGCTTGCAGATGCAGAACTGCTAGTCGATAACGACCCACTAGCTTGGGTTCGTCGTATGTCTGCGACTGTTGATGCACGGGGTAATCATCTTGGATTGCGTGGTGCTTGGTCAGAGTTCTGGAAGCATCTGGGTAACCTAGATAAAGCAGGTGAATTATCGCTTGAACGCTATAACAACATTAAAAATACTGTAGATCCTGAATCTGGAACTGCTGTCGGTACTCGTTGGAAAACTCAATTTCTAGCCTTTGACAAAGAGCGTGCTGCTAATGCACGTGCTAACTTTGCTGCTGATGAAGCTGACCGTGAAATGCTTGCCAAACAAGGTGAGCAACAACTAGAAGAGTATTTCCGTAATAACCCTGATGAAGCCACTGAGGCTAACATCAAAGGTGCACAACAACAATACTTTGATAAGTACGGCAAAGAAAGCTCTTATCTTAAACAACTAGAATCTACTTACGGTATTGATGCTAAAGCTGAGCAAGAGTTGAATGATAGGTTTGAAAAGCTTGCTGAGCAGAACCTTCTCACTACTGAGATGGTTGCACAAGCCCCTTGGAAAACACAAACCAAGTGGATGGATGCAGCTAAGAAACAAGAAGCTTCTAGGTCTACTACTGGTCAATTTAAAACTCAACTCAAAGCCATTGAGAACCACGTTAAAACTAATCCTCGTGTGAAGGTTTCTCCAGATGGTTCTGCTAGTGGCATGGCTACTCTTGTGATTGGTGAGCTTCAAGCTAAGTTTAACCGTAAGGTTTCTGAGTATGTAGCAACTGGAGAGCTAAACGCTGCTCAAGCTGCTAACCAAGCCGTTACTGAAGTAATGGCTGAGTTTGATGCTGGTGGTCGTTATGCCATTGATAAAAATGGTAACTTCTCTAGCTTTAGTCTTGGCAACGCTAAAACCTCTGCTGCTATCAATGGAAAGCTAAAGAAGATTAACGATTCATTTCTTGGAGGAGGTAAAGCTTCTCTTAACAAGAAACCTGGTCTTATCTTCAACGCTGCAGA